TAACGGTCTGGCGGTATGATTAGCAGCCGATTACGAAGAAATTAACTATCAAAATAGGATAAAATATGATACGAGAACAGAACTTTCAAGATGCCACTGAACCGGCTGTTAATTATGACCGCATGTTATGTGCTGGCCTTGGTCGGAAACAAATAGAAGTGCTTAAACTTTTGATTGATAACCACCATATTTACGTATTTCAAGACCTAAGCAATATGAAGCAAGAGCAACATATTAGCGATGATGAAAAATGCAACCAGTACGAAATAACAGAGCCGATAATTAGAAGCCTTGTAAGCAGAAAATTGCTGAACATTAAAAAAGTTTATGCAACGGTGCAACCAGATACCGAACATTATGAAATGAGAATTAAACCTGAGTTGATTGAGCGTGTGCGGGAGGCTTGCACATAACGGCTGGCAACATGAATAGTTGGCTTTTGCTGCCTTTCCGAGTTGCACCCCGTATCTGCCAATTATTTATGTTGCGTGTTACAAATCTGGTGCGGAAAAATTGCACCGAAATTGATTAAAAGTATGGAAGTAAAAAAAGAAAAAAAGGGGAGGGTTTTTATTTCTTTCTCTGGTGGAGTAGAATCTTCAACAATGTGTGTTCTGTTTGGGAACAAAGCAGACGCAATATTCGCTGATACCGGATTTGAGCATTCTGAAATTTACAAAAGAATTGATTTGGTTGAAAAATGGGTTAAAGACTTTTACCAAAATGATTTTAAAATACACAGAATACAGGCTAAAAATACGCTGATTGATGAAATAAGATACCGAAAATTTTACCCTTCGTTTAAAGCCAGATTTTGCACTGGTGATTATAAGATAAAACCTATTGACAGTTTTTTAGAACAGTTTAAAAATGATGGAGTAGAATTGATGATTGGTTTAAATGCCGATGAAATAGAACAAAGAACAGGAAATCACGGGAATAAAAAGTTTGTAAAATACAGCTACCCACTTGCTGATAATAATATTTCAAGAGGCGGCTGTATAGCGATATTAAAAAAAGCTGGTTTATACCCTGAATTTCCGGCTTATATGAAGCGTGGAGGCTGTATTGGATGTTATTATAAAAGTAAAAAGGAATATGAAGCGTTGGCACTTTTAAACCCAGCTGAATTTAGAATTGTGGAAGAACTGGAAGAAGAAATACAAGACAAAAGGACTGACTACTTTTCTATTAAGGAGGGAATAAAAATGAGGGAAATACGCGAAAATGTTAGAAATATGCTTTTTAAACCAGATGAAATTTACCCGACAATTAATAATGCTACTAAATGTAGCGTATTCTGTAACCGATAAAATTAATTAAAATGGAAGCAAGTAAAAAAATTAAGAGATTACAATTTTGGACAAGGTTTTGGTTAATAGTTGCCATTTGTTGTTTAATAATTCAAATATTCTTTTGGAATGCAATACGTGATTATTTCGCATTTTAAAAAGTTTTGCAAAAACTTAGTGCGTGGGCTTTTTTCTTTTTTGGTCAAGTTGCACCGACCTTTAATTGAAAAACAGCCGCAGCACTTGTTTGTAACCGGCTGGCGGTATGATTAGTAGCCGATTACGAAAATATTAATTTTCAAAATAAGATAAACTATGATACGAGATGAAAACTTACAAACTGGCACGAACTCGGCTATTAATTATGACCGCATGTTGAACGAAACCGCCTCTGGCGGTAACCCTGATGGTCATTTTCCCGTTGCTCTTTATACACTGCTTGCTGGATGGGTAGTAAGTTTATTTATGTAGGCGCGTTGGCTTTTTTATTTAAAATTGCCAGAATACCCACAGACGTTGGAACGAACTACGACGTATGGTGCTATGAGCAGGTTTGCCTTGCAGAAATGTTCAAGTTACCGAAAATGTTATTGGCAAACTTGCTTATAGCACGTGTTATACGCTGGCACGGTTGATTAAACGATAAATTGAAATTGAAAAACGAAACAAAATTTTTATTAAAATGAGCGAGGGCAAAAAAGAAATATTATTAGGGGATTGTTTGGAACTTATGAAGGATATACCAAACGGAAGTATTGATATGATACTTTGTGATTTACCATACGGAACAACCGCCTGTAAATGGGATACGATAATACCATTTGACAAACTTTGGATTGAATACAAGCGACTGATAAAGCCGAATGGCTGTATAGTGCTGATGTGTGGAGAACCATTTACAAGCCAGCTAATAAACTCTAATTTGCCGATGTTCCGTTACAAATGGATATGGGATAAAAAATTTGCAGGGAACTTTGTAACAGCAAACAAAAGACCGCTTAATACATTTGAGGAGATTGTAGTTTTTTACAATAACCAGCCAACTTACAACCCACAAAAAACGAAAAGAGAAAAGCCAATTACAAGCGGTAAAAGATGCCACCCAAGAAACAGAACAGGAACAGAGGAAAATGTAACTTACGAAGCCGAAAAGAAAACTTATGACGATAAGCACCCAACAACGATAATTAGCATACCAAGAAAGATCGGCAAAGGAACAAACCATCCAACCGAAAAGCCAACCGAACTGATGGAGTATTTGATACGAACCTATACTAATGAAGGCGAAACGGTTTTAGATAATTGTGCGGGTTCTGGCACTACTGCTATTGCTTGTTTGAATACAAAAAGGCAATTTATAGTAATGGAAAAAGAACAAAAGTATTACGATATTATTTTAAAGAGGGTGGAAGATTTTAATAAAAATTTTGAACCGAAAACTCTCTTTGGAAACGAAATGTAGTGCTTGCGTATAACAGTGTGTATATTCACTTCGGAATTACGCAAATAATAAATATTTATATATAAAAAAAGTAATACAAAGTCATCTTTTTTATTATATTTGTACCAGCGAAATATATTACTATGCAAAATGAAATTACAAATATTAATCACATAAGCCGTTTCGGGGATTACTTTCCGTCTCATGGTAATGTATTTAAACTTTAAAAAAATAAAAGAAAATGCGGTGAAAAGGTTAGGAGCAATAATTTAAAATTAAGAACAAAGCCGAATGAAAGAAAAAAAGATAATACAAATATCACTTAAACTAAGACCTTCCACAGCGGAACGGCTTCACCGGGCGGCACAACGAAACGACCGCTCGGTGAATTACATTGTAGAAACGATTTTACGCAAATACTTTAATTTGAAACAATGAAAAAAGAAAGATTAAAACCAGGGCCAAAGCCAAACCAGAAGAAATATGTTTATGTGGTTCAGGATTTTCACGGTAATATTACCGGGTGTTTTTCAACGCTGAATAAAGCAAATAAGTTTAAGGAAACAATGAACTATCCCTTGTGGGTTAAAGAATTTGAACTACACTAATGTTCATGCCCAAAATGTTCAAACCCCGTTTCCTTCTGGAATTTTTTCATGCTCGAAGGAATATCCTTTACTTTCCCTGTAAATTCATATTCTTTCCCTGCAAACCCGGCGTCCATGCTTTTCAAAAACTCATCCTCCGTTGGAAGTTTTGGACGAGCAACACATCTGCAGTTTGGATGCCATAACGTCCATTCATAGCCAACCGGATATTCCCCCACGCCTGCTTCACATATATCACAATCATAAGGTACGTTTGACCTTTGAACAATTACGCCGGTAACAAAATCCTGCTGCTTCCAGCGTTCAGCATCGGCCTTTTGATAGGCCATATTAGTTTCTGTTCGTGTTAACCTCAAAGCATTTTGATAACTTGACCTGTATTTACCACGTCCCGGATGATATGCTTTCGCTGCTTTGCTTAATCTTAATTCCCCTTTTGCATCCCTTACCCTACGAAATAGTTTATCCGGTTCATTAAGGTACTGTTTCATTTCGGTTGCAAGTGATGCCGCTGATTGACCTTCATGTACGCCCAAAGCCAAATGCTGTTCTATATTTACTGCCTGCGTTCTCACAGTCTGCCATATTCTATCCGATAACCCCAATCCTTTTTCTGCCCGCTTCTTAAATGCTGCAAGTGCATCCAGATTACGCCCCATCCATTTTTGTTGTAACAATTTCGGCAATGCCCGACCTTTTGCCAACTTTGTAACAATTTCATCGTTTTTCATTCCTGATAGCGCCCACTCATTACTGATTCCATTTACAACGGATGAGTTTAATTGCTTGGCAAGGTTTTGCAATTCCAATTCAATACCTTTCTTTATCCCCGGATAGGCATTTAATTCAAATGGAACGTCCTGTGGAATTTGGCTATATAATTTAACTATCCTGTCAATTGATTTATAATATAGGCCCTTCGTTCGCCTCATGTATTGAGCAACATTCTGCCAATGTTTTATATCATAATCCCGAACATCCATACTATATTTTTTATCTCATCAACTCATCGTAAACCTTCAGCCACTTTTCGCCCATTTTGCCGTGCACATTTTGAGCATACTCAAAAGATTGTTTTGAAAGTTTTTCCAAAAAATCCCAATCCAGAACACTATTCAAAATATCCGCAATCTTTTCCGGCGTCCTTTCATCAGGATAAATAATCGGGCAATCTTCCGAGTACAATTTCGGGTCAATACCTGATAATACAGGAATACCCATACTCATAGCTTCAACACTTGCAAGACCATACGCCATTAAAACCATTTGGTCAATGTAAAGGTGTGCTGTTTTTTTTAACTTCATCATTTCATTATATGGAATCCCGGATTCACAAATAAATTCAACATCGGGCCGGTTGAGAATCTGCATTGCCTTAACGATAATATCAGTTCCCTTCTTTCGCGGATCGCTGGGAATGTGCATTACTCTGAACTTTTTCCCACGCTTCCATGAGTATTCAAACTTATCATTGCAATGTCCCATCCACTTCCACGCATCATTGTAACATAAATCAGGCGTGATAGCTGAAAGAAAATCAGCTTTAAAATCTGTCAATCTGAATTTATTTTGAGCAACAAACGGATTTAATCCTTCTCCCGGCTTGCGGAACAAACTACCACTAACCGTATAAACTATTTTGGCATCTTTCGGTATTTTTACGCCAGCAAATTCTCCATCGAACAGCCAATCTCCTTTAAAATGAATTATATCACTTTGATTTATCCTGGATTGTGCCACTTCTTTTCCGATTCGGAGAACGCTCGGCCCGGAAGGAATGTAATATTTATCCGTCCCCTGCCCTTCAAATTCTGTTATCGCTTCAATGTCAATCGCGCCCTTAGACGCTTTCCTTACTGCCTTAACTATCCGGTATCCTGAACCGGCCCAATCCCATTTCGACAAAACAGTTACTTTCATTCTTTTATCAGGCCGGGTAAATAACACTCCTGCATTATTCGCGGTACTTGCGAGGTGTTGCCACTTCAAACGATTTTCAACATTCGACAATTCTCCTATCAATAACAAGGCTTCCTGAAATTCTGGATTGATATTAAGTGCCCCCATGCAGGCATTAACAGCCTTATCATATTTTCCCTGCGCCACATAACAACGTGAAAGAAAAACAAGTGCATCGGCTTTCTCTGCCAAAAATGTTGACTTAGGGATATATTTTTCATAAACCTTAATGGCTTTCTTCCACCATCCACGTTTATAATATTCCTTTGCCAAATAATAAAGTTCACGAGTACAATCTTTTCGGTTTTCTTTCACCCACCTTTCAAGAATCCTCATCGTTCTATCCGGGTCTTTTTTCTTCTGCTGGTTTGGCCAGTATGTTATGGTTATATCCGAATATTGTCCGCCAGAGCAGGTAAGGTAATTATGTGCTGCACCCTTCCAATAGATACCAGGCTCTCGCCGATAGAATCTCGGCTGCCTGTGAATCTCGCCGGTAACCCCTGAAATACATTTGATTGATAACGCCTTTCCATCAAACTGTTTCAGTTTCTCAATTCCACCAGGTTCCAACTCCTCATCTGAATCAATAGTCAGGATGTGGGTTCCGGTGCATTTGCTCAATGAAAAATTTCTGGCATCAGCAAAGTTTGCAAATAACCCATCCTTCTTCCCGCCTTCGTTACAGCCCCAATAATCATAAATCTTATCAGTATATTTTCGGGCAATTAGTTTTGTCTCATCATCGCTCCCTGTATCCACTATCACAATTTCATCGGCTGTCTTAACCGTTTCCAAACAACGCTCTAATACGTCAGATGAATTTCTGACAATCATTGAAACTGAAATTTTGCTCATTTGATTTTAATATTTTTATAAGGAATTTTACGGCTGCCTTTGATTTTTGATTTATCACCTCTCTTTTGAATTTTTGTGTACATTCCGGTTTTCGGATTCTTTTTCTGATAGACTTCTGTTTTCATATCTCACGGTATTATATTTCCAAAATCACCCGCTTCATCGTCTCCGATTTCTTCCATTTCCCTTTCAACATTTGAAACAAACGGATTATTAGCAACTGCTGTTTTCCGGCTCATTACTGCCCTGTTGCCGGTTGCTGTCGTCAACATCCGAATTAACTCCTCATCATTCTGCGGCATATAGAAAGTAAATTCTGGCTCAATTTTCAAGTTAATAGCAGGCTCAACTTTAGTTGCTATCAACGTCATGCCTTTTTTTACGAGATTTATCCTTCGCTGCAACCCTTCGCCGAAAGTTTCCTGGTGCTTTAAAGTTTTTAAAGCTGCATCCAAAAACATCAACTTCAAAGCCACCCCTGAAACATTTGCCCCAAGTCCCTTCATCTGCTGGAAAGAAATGTCCGGCGTTTGTGTCATCGAGTAAATAAGTTCCTGCAAAGATTCTTTTTCAAGCTGGATGGCTGCCGGGGCCTGGTCCCAAGTTAGGTAATTAGCATCGGCATCTTCTTCCATTGTTATCATTTTCCCTGATTCTCCTTTTTCCGCGAATCCGCTTACTTGCCCCTTAATTTTTATGATTGGCGAAGCGAAATAATCATTTGAATCTGCGAAATTAGATAACATCTTTTCATAACGCTCAATCAAGTGCTGAACATCCGACCACTCCGGGCGTTCACGTTCATAATAGATAACCGGAATTTTCCCCAAAAGATTTTTTTCTCTGGATACTTCCTCCCAGTTCTTATCTTTTTCGTAGCCAATAATCTCATCTTTTGTATAAACATCCAGCTTGTAAATATTATCAACCTTGTATCCCCGGCCAAATGCAACCATATCACCATACTCATCGAACACAGGATAAAGGCTATCACCTTCGGATGGCGCCCAAATGTTCATTCTCATTCGATACTTCGCACCATTCAATTCAAACCCATTCCATGTATCCGCATTTTCCTGAAACCACCAAAATTCGGCACACTCTGTTTCACTCATCCATTTACGGGCTAATTGCCTGGTCTTGTAATCTAACTTATTATCATGCCAGGTTTGTTTAATCATTTTCATTAACAATCGTTCCTGATCTGTATCCGGGTCTGCTTTCAATATTATCCCGTCCCCAATAAGAAACGCCGCAGCCCTGTCAACTATAATTTTCTGAAACGGCAGGCTTAACCGGGTAACATCTTTCCACATCGTTCCCTGATCTGTGGTTACTTCTTTTTTGGGCCTGGCTGTTGTATCGTGAACTTCGTGTTTCTCCGGATCGTATTGTTCGAGGAAAGTTTCATATTCCTTTGAAGAATATTTGCCCCGGAAGAAACTCACAACGTCATTCGGCTTTTGGTTTAATATTTCTTGTATGTCCATATCAGTTTATTATTTAATAAAACATTCCTTTTACTTTTTGTGGATCAGTAATATTTTTACCCATTAAATCAGTAATGGCCCAAACTAAAGCATCAACTCTATTAGGTGATTTGCCTATTCCGGGAGTCCATGTAAGCATTTCATTTTCTAATTTATGTAATCCTCTTACATGAAAAACTTTGCCCTGCTCGTAAAGCGAAACAACCGGCTCTGCTCTTATTTGTTTGCTTCTGGATGCAACAACTTCTTTTACATTTACCAACTGATTAACATTTAAAATATTAGCTTTGACCATATCTCCGCCATAATTTCTTTCAGCGACTATTCTATCAGCCTTCAAATGGTCATGTTCATTCACTGTAATTTTGGCCCATTGCAATGGAGAATAATTTCCCGACCTATCGCTCAATACATAAATATTTCCAATTGCATCAATTCCGGCGCCTATGATTCCCACCTCATCCCCATCAATAGAACCGGAAGGATCGTTGCCTACAACGATTTTCTTCAAAGAAGGAACCTTATCCACATGTCTAATCATATCTGCCGTCCACAATGTTGCAGTAACACCGTCAACAAATTTTCCGTAAATTTCCTGATCAACCATTTCAGGAGACATTCTCCTAATTTCTGCCTCAAGTTCCTGAATATCTTCTTTTGTCATTAAAGGATTATCGTAACTTGTAAATTCCATCAAATTATAGCCAGGACTCCCATTTTTTGCCGCTTTATAAAGAGTATAAAATGGATGCTCATCACGGTTACGATCTATTTTCCCTTTTGGAACTCCCGCGGCTATTAATTGACTTTTAGGATTATCCATAAGCATTGGAAGAACTGCATTTGAATAAAGATATTTGTTTTTAAGAATAATTCCCGCTTCATTCAAAAATATCTTGTCATATCCAAAACCCTCCCAATTTTCCGGCCTATCCGCTGACCTAAAATCAATATATCCATTTAAAATTGTTAATTGTTTTTGTTGTTTCTGATAATTATAAGGAAGTTCCATTTTACGTAATGCCGGTAAAAAATAACGTTCATAGTAACGATCTATGTTTGTGTTTACAGTATCGCCCCAAAGTAAATGCTGACCATCCAAAGCCCATTCAATAAAAGCATGGCAGGCTCCTCTTGTCGCGCCAAACCTTCTTCCTTTCGTTACTATCTGAAAACGAGTATCGGCAGGCATGTTAAAAAACATTTCATTTTGTTTTGGAGTATATGTCAATTTAACCCTGGCCTGTACCATTAATAATTTTCCTTTCTATTATAATTTCCATTTTATCTCCTTTGCTGGTATGGTCAATATATTGCTGATTGAGTTTCTGATGCTCATCCGGCGTGCAAATTAACCTATACAGTGCCAGTAGTTCGGCTGCCTTTTCAGACTTCCATAACTTTGCCCTAATACTTGATTTTGTTTTTATTTTGTTGATTTCCAGTAAATCTTTTAGGTTGTTGTATTCGTTGCTTTCAGTTGGGAAAAACCTATAAAACGTGGTCTTATCGCAGGGGATAAAAGCAACAATATCTTCAATAAAAAAAAGGTTGTTTTCTTTTATCGCCTGTTCAGCTTGTTTGAATATTTTTTTCTTATCGTATGCCATTACTTCATTTTATATTGCTCAATTTCTTTTATCCATTTCTTTGAAAAATCATACAGAAGTTTATCATTATCAATAATATACTGCTCAATCCTGCCGTTAAATGAAAAGTTTCCGCTGCCTTCAATTACATCAATATATTTCACAAAGTTATAAAAAATTCACAAAACATGTTGTACAACATAAAAAATAATTGCCAAAATATTTGGAGTGTATTACGCAAATACGTATCTTTATACTGTAATTAAAAACAAAGAAAAAATGAAAGGCACAGAAAAACAAATCAGATTAGCAAACGAACTTCTTAATGAGTACGTAATTAGCAGAGTTGAAAAACTTAAAGAAAGAAGACCTGAAAGAGTAAAATTTGAAATGGCTCTTTTGGAAGGAATTAACGAAGACACTGACGCTGGAAAATTGATTGATGTATGCAACAATCTTACTTCTGCTCAGTATGGCTGGGAAAATGGAAAAACTACAATTCAACAACTTATATCTTAATTTTAATTATCATGGAAAAATTAATTGAAGCAGCAAAAGAACAAGTAAATGAAATCGTACACAAATCACATGAAAGATACCACCAGGAACGGTATCTCTCATTTTACGAAAGTGAAAATGGTTATACATGCTCTTGGGTGCAAGATGGTCATAATCTTACTGGGAATAGTATTGATTTTGGAAAATTACCATTGACGAAAAAACACGCTTTGCAAATTATTGAAAAAGAACAAGAAGAATTTTGGGTATGAAAAGTACGGACATCATTAACTGGCGAAAAGTGAGCACAGCCCTTTCCGGGAACCCGGAAGGGGTTCGCTCAACCTATTCAGGAAAGAAGTATAAAGAACAAGTTAACGAACTTGTCGAGTTTGCAGAAAGCTGGTTAAAAAACCACTCTAAAGACCAGGCAAAATAAAATTCAAAATAAAGAATTATGAAAGAAGAAAAAGAATTCCATCAAAACTATTGGCAAGGGAAAACCCGCAAACAGGTGAAAGATTCAGCAGGATTTTTTATAATTGCGATTTTAGCGATTACTGTAATTCTGGCAATAATC